CTTATGACTTATACGATGATGAACATGGAGTTCTAATGGCTAGTGGTGATGTATTTCCAAAAATGTTGACTGTCCCTACACAGGTGGGTACTTCAACTACGACTTTGTTTACGGTGCCAACGTCGCATCAGTACACGATTAAGCAGATTGTGATTTGCAACACGGACGGTGTTGACCGGTTGATTACGTTGGCTCGTGGTACTGCGGCTACTGCGGCTAACTGCTTCACGTATAATCTGCCTGTTGCTGGTTACGACACGATTGTGTTGGATACTGGTTTGGTGTTGGAGGCGGCTGAGACTGTGCAGGGGTTGTCTGATACGGCTTCTAAGGTGACTGTGACTATCACGGGTTGGGACCGCACTATCTGATGGCTATTTCTTCTTCGCTTGGTTCGTCTGCGTTATTGCCTGCTGGTTTAGGGTTCCGCAATGTGCTGATTAACGGCGATTTTAAAGTGTGGCAACGAGGCACATCATTTACTTGGTCTAGTGGTCAGCCATACACGGCAGACAGATGGTGTATTACGCCTGGTGGTACTGCTGCATTTTCTGCTTCTCGTCAAACAGCGAGTCTTGACGGTTTTCAGTATTGTTTTAGATTGCAACGCACGGCAGCCAACACGAACACTTCTGCGCTTTATGTAAGCCAACCCATTGAAACAATTACTTCAATTCCTTTAGCAAATAAACAAATTACATTTTCTTTTAATGCTAGGGCTGGCGCAAACTTTTCTGCTGCAAGTTCAATTTTGAATGTTCGTATTATTACTGGTACTGGTACAGATGGAAACTTTCTTGCTGCCACACTTACGGGTCAAGCAACATTGTTGGATACGACAGCAACTCTTACTACTTCTTGGCAAAAATTTACTTATTCGGTTCTTGTGCCTTCAGGAGTAAACCAAATTCAACCAGTTCTTCTTTACACACCGACGGGTACCGCTGGTGCTGATGATTACTTTGAGATTACGGGTGTGCAGTTGGAACAGAACTACCAGCCAACCCCGTTTGAACAACGACCATACGGTGTAGAACTAGCACTATGCCAACGGTATTATGAAACTTCATACAACGGAGTAGCCAAAGGGACAAACACTGCGGTGGGTGTTGTTTATGCTTCAAGTTCAACAGACCAGTACAGTTCGTTTGTTCTCCCATTGCCGCTTTGGTTTATTCAAAAGAGGGCAAGCCCAACGGTTACCGTCTATTCGCAAACGGGAACAATAAATACATGGACATACTCAAGAAGTGGTGTCGGAGATACGGCAGCAACAGTACAGATTTCTGGAGGCTATTCGTCACCAAGAAGTCAGTTGCTTTTTTTAAATGCTGGCGCAACTTATGTAAGTGCTACTGGCTATGGTCATTTTGTTGCAGATGCGGAGTTATAAATGTATTATTTTTATGTAAGTCCATACAGTGATGAAGAATCATTTAGACACGAAGATGGTCGCATGTTTGTCGCCGACCCTGCTAACACGGATTACATTGCGTATCTTGCATGGGTAGCTGAAGGTAACACCGCTGAAGAATGGACAGGTGCGTAATGGGCATCACACAACAGTTGGGAGCATCGTCGCTAATCAAACCAGGCGTTATAGACAACACGGCTGCACGACCTGCATCACCGTATGAGGGTCAAGTAATTTTTCAAAAAGACACAGACCAGTTGCTTGTGTGGAATGGTACGGCTTGGGTTATCCCGAATAGTCCTGCCCAAAACCCGACAGGTTTAGAATACATTTCAACTACAACATTTAGTGGTTCAGATACAGTAAATATTTCCAGTATTTTCACAAGCAATTATACAAATTACCGAGCAGTCATCCGAGCAAAAAACTCAACAACTGCTGCGGCTCTTTATGTTCGTTTTTTAACAGGCACAACAACCGTTGAAACATCAAATATTTACACAGTTGAACAACGCATATCGTACAGTGGTTCCGCAGCAATCATTGGAACTAGAGGCGACCAGTATTCGCCAACTGGCGGTGTAGTTGCAACATATTTTTCAAATTATGCGATTGAGTTTTATTCTCCCAATGTTGCCAGTCAAACAAATTTTACCATGCTTGGTGTATTTGAACGGTCTTTAACAGATTCAGATACTTTTTTAGTTACCGCAGGTAATCGTGTTTCTACTCAATTAACTGGTTTTCAATTAACAACTGCTGGTGGTGGAAGTATTGATGGTTCGGTAATTTTGTATGGATATAGGAACTCATAATGGCTATCTCAAATAACAACACAGGAATTCGCACAGGCGTATGCACCTCTACGACACGCCCTACAGCCCCGTACGAAGGTCAACACATCTACGAAACCGACACAGATTTGACATACATTTGGGGTGGGTCGGCTTGGCAGCAGGTGTCTGGTGGTACCGCAGTCGGAAACTCAGGACTTGTGTATGTAACAAGCACAACATTTACGGGTAGCACTGTAGATGTTTCAAATTGTTTTACTAGCACCTACGACACATACCGAATTGTTTGCCGTTTTAGCGTTGGTACCTCATATTTGAGATACAACTTATTGGCTAGTGGTTCGCCAATAGTAGGTGGGTCTTATTACTCAGCAGGTTTTCAAATTGCTGCAATTGTGGGTACGCTTAATGCGTCAGTACAAGCAGCAACTACCTTTTACAATGTTTTTGCTAACAGCATGGCAGCAGATGCTTTTTTTACCCAGGACATAAATTATTTTCCAACAGCCCGTTCAATGTGGACAACTGTGGGGGTAAACCCTTCTAACGCAGATACAGAAACTAGAAGCGGTGGATATCATTCAAGCGGCACAACTTTTGATGGTTTCCGTTTAACATCTGGTGCAACAATGACTGGCAAATTGCAAGTTTATGGATACCGAAAGGCATAAATTATGAGCAACGAACAAGAACCAATACTGGGAACTTTTCACGATGCACTTACGGGTGAAACAATCACACGAGAATTAACACCCGAAGAAATCGCTGCACTGCCAGAACCAGCACCACCACTAGGGGAATAACCCCCAACAGAAGGGAACCACATGAAGGTGGCAATTTACACAATCGCTCTCAACGAGGAACAACATGTCCAGCAATGGGCAAATTCCTGCACCGATGCTGACTATCGCCTCATCCTAGACACAGGCTCAACAGACCAAACGACAACCCTCGCCCACCAACTCGGCATCCACGTCGTTACTCGTGTTATCAGTCCGTGGCGGTTTGACACAGCCCGCAACATGGCACTCTCCATGCTTCCTAAAGACATTGACCTGTGCATCGCACTGGACATGGATGAACAACTGCAACTAGGTTGGCGTGAAGCCCTAGAAACCTTCCTCAAAGAAAACCCCACCGTTAACCGACCCCGATACAAATACATTTGGTCGTGGAACCCCGACGGGTCAGAAGGCTTAGTGTATGCAGGAGATAAAATCCACAGCAACAAAGACTACGAATGGAAACACCCAGTCCATGAAGTCCTCAAACCACTCAACGGAGAACAACAAGGATTTGTACCAGGATTAGAAATCCATCATCATCCGGACAGTTCGAAGTCCCGCAGCCAATACCTGCCCCTACTCAAACTCGCTGTAGAAGAAGACCCAAGGGATGACCGCAACCAGTTCTACCTAGCCCGTGAACTGTACTTCCACGGTGACTATGACTTGGCTCAGTACCACTTCGCACGTCATCTAGACCTATCGACGTGGAACCCAGAACGAGCAGCATCCCACAGGTACCTAGCCAAAATGGTTCCACAATCTGCCGAATACCACCTGTACTGTGCTATCGCTGAATCACCATCCCGCCGTGAATCATGGGTAGACCTAGCCATGTATTACCACCAGCAACGCAACTGGCTCCAAGTTAGAAACGCAGCATCCACCGCTTTAGCAATCACCGAAAAACCACTTGACTACCTATGTGAAGCAGAAGCATGGGGATGGCTACCACACGACCTAATGGCAATAGCCTCACACCACCTCGGAGACAGCGACGAAGCGTTCCATCACGGGTCGATAGCAGTGGCGTTAAACCCTGATGATGAAAGACTTAAAACAAACCTGACGCACTATAGGCTATGATTGCCTTGTCTCAACACAAGGAGTAGCCATGTCTGCTAAAGGCGAAATGTACAAGTCAAAGAGTGCCATGATGAAGCACGAAAAAACTGAACCAGCCAAAGACCGCATGAAAGAATACGGTACTAAGAAGGCTCCAGTTCGCAAGGCCAAGGCTAAGAAGAAATAGTGGCTGCAAAAAAAGCTGCTGCAAAAATGCAGAAAGTAATGCATGAATTCAAAGGTGGGAAACTTCACTCCGGTAAAGGTGGCCCTGTCGTTAAATCACGTCAGCAAGCCATCGCTATTGCCATGTCTGAAGCCAAAATGAAAGCCAAGAAAAAAAAGTAAATGTCCACAGTAGCTACAGTCATTGACCGTACTGTTCGCCAGTTAATGTCTGGCACAGTAGAGGAACGCAACAAAACAGTTGGAGCCTTGACTGCTGCATCAACATCTATCGTCTTCCTATACGACCTCAACGGTTTACGCCCAGGTGGGGTAATCCAAATAGATGCCGAACTTATGTACGTGTGGGAAACCGCACCAGGAGCCAAAACCGCCGTAGTCGAACGAGGCTGGAACGGCACCACCGCAGCAGCCCACGTTGCTAGTTCCGTCGCAATCATCGACCCCAAGTTCCCACGTGCGCAAATCCTTGAAGCAATCAACGCCGAAATGGATGACCTATCCAGCCCTATGAACGGCCTGTACCAAATCAAAACTATTGAACTGGACTACAACGGCACATGGTCCATGATTAACCTGCCAACCACAGACAAAATCATTGACCTCGTATCCGTATCGTTACGCTATTTAGCTACTGACTATCCAAAGATACGCCGTTGCCGACTCATCCGTGACCTACCCAATGATGACTTCAACGCTGGTTACGGTATTCGATTTGATGAGCAAGTCCGTGCCGGAAGAATGATTGTCGTCTACAAATCCCCATTCACTAACGTCACCACCGAATCTCAGAACCTTCAAAACATGGCTGGCTTCCCCACCACCGCTGAAGACATCCTGATGATGGGCGCACAAATCAGACTTGTATCCCCCCGTGAAGTGAAACGCAACTTCACAGAATCACAAGGCGACACCCGCCGTTCAGAAGAAGTACCAGCAGGCTCAATTTCTAACTCCATTAACAACATTATTCGTTTGCGTCGTGACCGTATAACGGCTGAAGCTGCACGACTCACAAGGCAATACCCCACTTTCCTTAGCAGGGTTTAACCCATGCCAACCTTTACCCTTCCGTACTTCGGGACACCCCCTTACTATTCCGGTACAGCAGTATCAGCGTTAGTTCCTAATGTTTTCCCTGTTGCTATTGATGGTCGCCCGTTTATGGTTGACCAAAAATCAGGCAAGTTTCAACGTGGTTATGAACAACGTGTTCGAGACTCACAAGATGGGGCCACTACTCCTGGTGAGGGTGCTATCAACCCTGGTGGTTTGTGGAGGCGTGGTCAGGATTCGTGGCATGCTGGTGCGGGGCAACAATACGCAGACATAAACGAGTCTGCACCGTACCGTTTTTACAAATCTAAGGGTTTGAATCCTTGGGTTAAAGGCCAGTTAAGTCTTCTCCCTGCCACTAAAGTTTCGTTGTCTAATGCTTCTACTACGCAACACATGGTTGTTTGTGGTACTCGTTTGTATGTTGCATTAAATGGCGACGTTAAATTTACTACTAATCCATTTGCTACTAGCCCTACATGGACTCCTGTTGTTGATACTGCTGGTGGCACTGCAGCACCTACAGGAACGGTTGCTGCTATGGCTACTGACGGAACCAATGTTTATCTTGCTTACCCTACTGATGGAATAAGGCAGGTAATCCCATCAGTAGACCCTGCCCTTATTTCAAATACTAAATTTGTTACTGGTAGTGATTCTTACTACATGATTGGATTTGCCAAGGGTTACATATTTGGCGCACACGATAAAAACTTAAGACAAATTTCTGGTGCTGGTGCGACAACAGACAGAATTGCAATAGACGACACAGCATGGCGGTGGGTGGGTGTAGCCACAGGACAAAACGCTGTATACGCAGCAGGGTACTCAGGAAAAAAATCTCTTATCTACAAAATAACCATCAAAACAGATGGCACATTAGACACAGGTGTCGTAGCACTAGAACTACCAACAGGTGAAGTAGTCACAGCAATCAGCGGATACCTTGGGTTTATCCTTATCGGCACAAACAAAGGTGTTCGATACTGCTCCACCGATGCCAACTCAAACCTTGTTGCTGGACAACTAATCCCTACCTCCGGCGCAGTGCTGGAGTTTGCGTCAAACGAAAAATTCTCTTACTTCACATGGTCAAACTACGACGGTGTATCAACAGGTTTAGGAGCGTTAGACCTATCCGTGTTCACCGCACCCAACACACCAGCTTTTGCAACAGACCTCATGTATACCTCTACTGCTGATGTCACGAATGTTGTTGTCTTTGCTGACCCAGTGACCCCATTCGCAACCAAACGCATCTTTGCTGTATCAGGCGTAGGAATTGTCGTTGAAGACGCAGACAACCTAGTAACTTCAGGTGAAATAGAAACAGGCATATGGCGGTGGGGTATCCCAGACCGTAAGTTCATCGCCAAAATAGACACACGTTCCACACCCCTCACTGGGTCCATCACCTCATACCTGAAAATAGACGACGGTGAATACGAATCCGCAGGCACATGGTCTGTTGCAGATGACGTAGAAAACTCATTCGACGGGTCAGACACCAAAGCCATCGAAGCAGAATTCAAATACGTACTAGAACGAGGCACCGCCCTTACAGGCCCAACTTTCACCCGTTGGATGGCTAGAGCCTATGCAGCCCCATTCCGGTCACAAGTCTTCTCTGTCCCAATCATCCTCCACGAATCAATAACCGTAAGAGGCAAAGAATACTATTACGACGTTGATGAACAGCAAGAATTCTTTGATGACCTGATTGCATCCCCTCGTATCATCACCCTACAAATAGGGTCTTTCACCCATAATGTTATTGTTGAGGATGTCGTTTGGGAACCTGTTGATTCTGTGGGTAACAGCTGGACATTTAATGGAACGCTTGTAGTAACCTTGCGTTCGGTAGAAAACTAGGAGTTTTATGGCAGTCAACGGTAAAAGCAGAAGGTCATATAGGGGTGCGCCCGTATCCAATACTCTTGGTACGACCCTTTCAGTGGCAGCAACTAACATTACTTTGGCTGTTGCCGTGTCTGGTTGGTCTACCGATGCTGAACCTTTCTTTGTTGTTGTCGACCCTGGAACCGCTAAAGAAGAAAAGATTTGTGTTAAGTACAGCAGTGCTACAACCCTGACTGTCGTAGACCCTGCTGTTACTTCCGTGTGGGGTGCGTCTGCGGCTGGTCGTGGTGCTGATAATACTGTTGACCGCCAACATGAACAGGGTGCTGTTATTTATCCCGTTTTCACAGCTACCGAGGCGAACAACGCGAACGAGTTGGTATCTAAATATGCTAATGCTGGTTCTGTTGTGTATCAGGGTTCAGGAACACCAGGTACTTTTACTGAATTGGCGATTGGTACTGCTGGCCTTGCGTTGACTGTCAATGCTGGTGCTACTGCCCCACAATGGGGTCAAGTTGGCACTGCTGGTATTGCTGATAGTTCTATTACTACAGCCAAAATTGCTGATGGAGCCATTGTATTGGCTGACCTTGCTGCGTCGTTACAGGCTTACCTTTGCCCTGTCGGAACTATCAACGCCTACGCTGGTGCTACCGCCCCTACTGGTTGGCTTCTTTGCAACGGCACAAGCACCACTGGCTATGCAGCATTGGCTGCACTTGTTGGTGCCACAACCCCTGACATGCGTGGGCTATTCTCAATAGGTAAAACCGCATCAAGCACAGGAAGCACACTGCTCGGTACTGGTGGTTCAACAACTATCACTACTAGCAACATGCCTTCCCACGGACATACACAAGATTCCCACAACCATACGCAGAACTCGCACAACCATACGCAAGATTCGCACAACCATACGCAAGACTCTCACAACCACACGCAAGACTCTCATGGTCACACCATTGACCCGCATACACATACAAACCAAGCAACTTTTATTGGTACAGCGACAGCCCACGCCCATAACAACACAACAGATTATGTTGCTGCTGGAACAAATGCGGCTCCTACAACGCCAACCATTGCCTCAATATCCACCACATCGCTTAGTACGAACCAAGCAACCGCCACAAACCAAGCAAACACGGCAACGAACCAAGCAAATACTGCTACAAACCAGGCAGCAACAGCAACCAACAACGCAGTCACAGCGACGAACCAAAACACTGGTGGCGGAACTGCCTACTTCCAGCCGTTCATCGCAGTCAACTACATCATCAAACACGATTAGGCTAATATAACAATTATGATTAAAGTCCAAACCCTCATCCTCCGAATCTTTGGTGTATTCGGGTCATCCGCACTAGCAGCCGTAGCAGGTGGCGCAATCTTCGGAGTAGAACTCTGGAAATCAGCAGCTATCGCAGGTGTAGTAGCCGCAGGTAAAGTAACTGAATCATTGCTTCGTTCATGGTCTGAAGACGGAACACTCACTAAAGAAGAAGTTGCAGCAGCCTTCGGCAAAAAGGGCTAGTCGTTATGCCCTCGTAGGGGTTGTACTTTCCATACTGTTTCTGTCATCTAGTGCCAGCGCAGTAAATCCAATTATCACTAGCCCAACGGACTACTGGTTTGAATACACCGTGCCAACACAGTTTGAAGCACGTACTTATTATGTTGACGGGCATCCATCTGACCCTCAACTATGGCTGTACAACGAACAAGACGTTCTGATTACCAGCAACGATGACTATTACGGGTTGCAGTCGTACATCTCCATAGAAGTACAACCAGGTCGATACCGTTTACGAGCCGGTACATGCTGTTGGCAACCCGATGTGTGGCGTGGGGGCAACGGCTGGAATGAGCAGTACGAGCTGTCCTTCAATGGGGAACCAGCCAACACCACATCCACTTCGTCTACATCTACGACATCAACATCCACGACCAGCACATCCACGACAACTACTACGTCTACCACCACCACAACAACCAGCACCACGACAAGCACACTGCCACCAACAACAACCTCAACATCTACAACCACCACTTCCACACTGCCCCCAACCACAACAACCACAGTCCCGCCAACGACCACCACGACATCGACAACATCCACGACATCAACTACCACCACTTCTTCGACAACGACAAGCACAACAGAGCCACCGACAACAACGACAATCCCGCCAACCACAACAAGTTCAACATCAACAACCTCTACAACGACAATTCCTGTGGTCAATAGTACAACGACATCCACAACCAGCACGACCACAACCACTGTGCCACCAACAACCACCACAACCCTGCCTGTAATCCTGCCCACCATCACCGCAACCGAAGCAACAGCAGTCGCCACAAACCCCGAAGTCCTAGCCACCATCACCAAAGCCGAAGCCACCGAAGTCTTCCAAGCCCTAGAACTAGACACCCTCACAGACACCCAATTAGAACAACTCGTCGCAGCCGTTCAAGACGCACCAACAGAAGTTCGAGCAGCCTTCGAAAAAGAAATAGACATCTTCAGTGGAGCTACCGACACCTACGTACCAATCGGTTCCACAGTTCCGGTTAAGACCCGACGCGCCCTCATCGCCATCACAACAGTCTTCTCAATAGCCCCCGCCATTAAACGCCGGAAATGATAATGTGCAACCCATGAGTAAATACTTCGGCGCAATCGCATCATTAGTTCTGTGGGCATCTGGTACTGGCCTTGTACTCATCACCCTGTCAGGGTCGGCACTCAATAAAGCTTTACTTATTAGCGCAGTCACGCTTGCTATCAACGTTGTAGCTATTGCTCTTGGAGTTGGCGTAGACGATTAGATATGCAAATGCCCCTAGCAAGGGAGAAAGGGGAAACGACCTTGCTAGAGGCAACAGAATCATAACACCCGATTGATACAAAAACTTAGTGAACCGAAAGAAATTTATGCCAAGAAAATATAGTTACTACCCAAGTTTTGATGGCGGCGGCCCACAACCAGGCACTGAAAAACTTGTTGCTTTGTGTGCGAAAAAATGGAAAACAAAATCGTTGGGGATTTATCAGGTGCGCCTGATGAAAAATGACCACACTGTTGGCATGAAACTGTCTGACCCTGAAGCTGGTAAGTGGATGAGTACCCACGCCACTGGAGCTGCGGCAGATATTCAATACCCATCTGAGGCTATAGCCCGTGAGATGTGGGATTTCCTACTCAACAACTCTGAAGCGTTGGGCGTTGAGGAGGCACATTGGTATGCCTTTGGCGACTTCGGTGCTGGTTTCAGATGTAGTCGTGGTGAGGGCAAAAGCGGGGTAAAAATTTTCACCCAAGATGATAATGCTGGTTCGTACCAAGGTTCACCTTCGTGGTTGCACGTGGAGATTTCTCCATCTATGGCTAAGAACGCCGATAAGTTCTCTAAAGCATGGGATGAGGCCATGTCTAAACCGGCATGACGTATGCGGCGATTATTCTTTTTGCTTTGTTCGGCATCACTGGCATTGGCTGCATATGTTTGCTACTTGCTGTATGGTTTGAGGCCGTCAAAATTAGTAACAAAGAACCCGAATGACATTCGCACAATGGATTATTACGACAGGCGCAACAGTCGGTGCGCTCGGCATAATCTTCCGAACCCTTGTCCTTCCTGTCTTTAAGTGGGCAAGACGACTTGAAAAAACTATGACGTTTGTGGAGCAACAAATGCTTCCAAATGGCGGGTCATCCCTTCGAGATTCAGTCAACAGAATTGAAACACGTTTAACTGTTGTAGAGGAACATTTAACAATTCGACGCTGATAATGTGACAAGTCCTATGACACTCACAGACCTGCTTCTCATCCGTAATTTTCTATCAAAAGTGGTGGTGCGAGGCACCGAAGAAGACCAGCTTCTTCATCTTGTGGCACGTATAGATGCCCTGTTAACACAACCCCGCCAGGTACCAGCCGCCTAGTAACATCAGGCTATGACCAGCCCACGAAATCTGTATGTCTGCCCCCAATGCGGAGAAGCATGGCCATCACAAACAGGTCGGTACTGTGTTGAATGTCGCGTTGAAGGAGAACCCTTAGATGAATCCACAGACGACTGAATACGACCCACCTGCATACCCAATGGCCCTCGTGTATTGGGCTGATGCTTGCGGGGGTGACGCAGGTTGGTTAACGCTCGAAGACGTTGAAGATGATGGCGAAGTGTTAGTGCAATCAATAGGTTTCTTGATACCAGTAGAGGACCCAGGTGCCAAACAAAACCATGTGACACTTCTCCAAAGCTTCCACGACGGCGAAGGAATAAACCTGTTTTATATCCCCGTCGCAATGATTCGTAAAATAATTTTACTTTCCGCTTGACATTGACGCACCCCACCTGTACTCTGTGTAACAGTACAACACAGAGGAAGGGGCAACGACATGGGAAACCACCGTTACCGCATATTAAAAGAACCACACGGTTCACAAGCTTGGCTCAACCAGAGATACCAAGATGAAAAAGGCAACCGCCGAATATCAGCATCAGCAGCAGCAGCCATTTATGGCCTGCACCCATTCGTCAAACAAGACCAATACGCAGCTGAACTGTTATCCGGTGTAGCACCAACACCAATCCAACCAAACGCTGCAATGGAAACAGGCAACCGTTTAGAAGACACCATCATCACATGGGCAGGCGACAGGCTCGGAATCAAATTCTTGACACCTGACGAACTGTTCTGCTACGACGATGACAATGGATGCCACCTCATCTCCACCCTTGATGGTTGGAATGAAAAAACCAAACACATCCTGGAAGTGAAAACAACGAGCCGTGAATTCTCCGGCACACTTCCTGACTACTGGAAAATCCAAGGCATCCAACAAGCCATCTGTTCCAATGCAGACCGTGTTACGTGGGCCATCTTTGACAACACACTTCGGCTCACACTCGTCGAGCAAGACATCACATACGCCGAAATGGAAGACCACATCAATGCTTCTGCACAATGGCTGAACGCCATCGAGCTAGGCATGGACCCCGCAGGTGTTGTCTACACCTACGAAACAATCTCAACCCGCTACATGCAATCACTTGCAGAACCAGTTGAGATACCAAAAGAAGCTGCCGATTTAATCGCCCAGTTGAAGCACGTCAAATCAGAACTGACTTCATACAAAGCATTAGAGGACAGACTGAAAGCAGAACTGTGCGACCTTATTGGTCCAGCAGAAACAGCAACCATCAACGGCAATATCGTTGCCACATGGAAGGGACAGAAACGGGAATGGTTTGATGCCAAACGGTTCCAAATTGAAAACCCTGACTTGTCTAAGCAGTACACAAAAACAACAAGCAGTAGAACACTGCGCCTTAAAGGAGAATAGTAATGGCAACATCAACCAACCAGCCGGTGAACCCACTGGCAGACATACTGACAAAGTATGCAGTACCAGACCCGAAGATTGTAGGAAAACTACCTAAAGGTGGAACCCAACTTGACTTCGTAGGTCACGCAGACATCACCCGCATCCTTCTGGAGATTGACCCGACATGGCGTTGGGTACCTATCGCATGGGACAATGGCCGACCAGCAATTCACGTAGAGAACGGCATCGCAACCATGTGGGGCGAACTCACAGTCCTCGGACAAGCCCGCCTTGGTGTCGGTTCAGTACGTGCAGACAAACAAGAACTAGACAAAGAACTTGTTGGTGACTTCCTACGTAACGCAGCAATGCGGTTCGGTATCTGCCTGTCGCTATGGACTAAGCAAGAATGGGAAGACCTTGGTGGCAAACCATCGAGCGTTATCACCACTCGTGCTACAGGTCAAGCACAACAACGCAACATCAGTAGCAAACCAGCAGAACCAGCAGAACCAGTAGACACTGACGCGCCACTCACACAGGAACAAATTGAATCATTCAATGCGGCCTGTGGCAAAGCAGAACTATCACCCATTGGTATCTACAAAAAAGCCAACGTGAAGTTCGGGTCAGCAAAACAATCAGACCTTGCCGCATTACGTACAGCTTTCAAAGAAGCAACAGCCAAGCCAGCACCAGCCAAGCCAGCACCAGCCGAAACGGAGGAATGATGTCAGCGAAACGAACCATTGACACAACCAACAACGAAGCCGGAACAATTTTTATTGGGGTTCGACTGTCAGCAAAACAAACAGCAGAATTAGACGCACTAGCAAAACTATGCAACCAATCACGGTCAAGTTTGCTACGCGACCTCATCAGAAAGGCACATGAGAATGTCACCTGGTAAACAAAAAGGAACAAACTTTGAAACACTCATCGTCAGGTATCTACGCAACGTAGGGTTCCCATATGCGGAGCGTCGTGCCTTGCACGGCAATCTTGACAAAGGTGATGTGACAGGTTGTGGGCCGTTAGTGTTTGAATGTAAAGCAGCTAAACGACATGAACTGTCGGCATGGCTACAAGAAACAGAAATAGAACGGGTCAACGCCAACGCTGATTATGGTGTGTTGGTTGTGAAACGCCAGGGTCATGGCACCGGCGAAGAACAATACGCAGTCATGCGATTCGCTGATGCTGTTCGTCTATTGAAACAAGCGGGGTACTGACATGTTGGCTGAAGTAGTTATCCATCTCGGACAAGAATGGCGCGACCTTGCCTACACCTTGTTCGGTATGAGTTGCGGGGTCTTCGGAGGAATTGTTATCCAAATCGAAAGAGGAAGGAAAAAGAAATGAGCGACGTGCAACATCCTGATTCGTGCTTCTGCTTTGAATGTCTCGGACCATCACAATCCGAACTATTAAGTGTCAGCAAAGAACTATTCGTACTTTTAATGAATCGAATCTATAACGCCAGCGACTTTGACAGGCTCGGCCCCGTCACAGAACGGGAACGAACCGCCATTGACGTGTACCTACAAACAACAAGGAGAACCGATGAGATATCCACCACCGACTGAACACGGCACATCAATGTACCGCCGAATGGGATGCAGATGCGACATCTGTAAAGCTGCTAATGCGGCAAAGAAAAAGAAATACACTAAGTTGAAACCACCTAAAGTTATTCTTGATGGTGAACTGTTGATTGAAATTATTGAACGCGCTGGAAGGCTCCGAGAGTTTGACCATCGACAGATTGACCGTTGGCGTGACTCCGGCGTAAACGTTTACACTGCCGACTTTTGGTGTACCAAACTTGGTTATCACCCAACTGAAGTGTTCGGGTCTGACTTTTACCGTGGATGTTTTGATGAGGAGTACGCAGCATGATATTTAATTTCACCGGCGAGAACTTTTACAGGGCAGATTCAACCAGGGTGCCAGATAAATACATTAACTCCTTGGTTGAAGTTACCAAGCTGGCATTGTTGTTATCAGAAGTACGTTTCTGTTCGGAAGGCCGCCACACTTACGACAAGCAAGCTCCAACACCTGACGGTTGCTTAATGGCAGCTGTTGAAATATGGAAACACATCAATCCTTTTAGCGATTTTTCAGGGGAGATAGATTTTTAATGGACTTTGACGCAATCCCCACACTCGGTTCTGTCCAGGCAGAACTTGGATATTTCGCATCGATAACTGAAGCAGGCAGGTTGAACACTGTTCTCAACGACGCATACAACTACGTGTACCAGTTAGAAACAAGAATCAAATACTTGTCTTCGGAAGTAGCACGACTAGAGAAAGAAGCGCACCACTAATGAAAGAGTTTTACATGACGCAAAGTATTCCTCTTAATTTTCCTGAAGAAGTTAAAGAAGAAGCTATTAAATACATGAAGACGAAACTTCCCAACAACGCCAGTATCAGGCACGAAGGATATATGTCGATGAGGCAAGATACTTTTGCAATTATTTACACAACAGGAGAATGACATGAGCGAGTATATACACCAAGATGATGCGTACGCATGGCTCCGAGACAAAGAAGTCCAGTTTGCAGAGGATGACTTCGCCAAAGTACAAGCAGAGCGTGATTACTGGCAACAAAGATGCCTCAACGCCGAGCAATGCATTGAGTTTAATTTACGCAAAAAGAAATGGTGGAAACTATGACGGGTGGCATGGAGATAACTGGGTACAACCCTAAGTTTGATTTCAAAACTGACCTTGCCTATGGCCATGAAGGAGAGCAGAATCTTATTGATTTCTTTCATGCGTTAAACGCTGGCACAGTGGAAGTTAAAGCAGACAGGTATCGCAATGGCAGAATGGCTGTGGAGACACAGCAGAAGCCCGCACAAGGCGAATGGAAGGACTCTGGAATCAACGTGACCACCGCACAATGGTGGGCATATCGGTTTGCTCCGGACTCATACGTACTCGTATCTGTTCAACGCTTGAAGAATTATCTTCGCTACAACTATGACCGCCTCGAAAAAAGAGACTTTGCCCCACAATCCGACAACCCCGCAAGAGGATTCCTCTTGTTTCCCCATCACGTACAAGATTTACAAACGTCAGAACTTTACGACTGACTGATAGACTTCGTTTGCGTAGAGAAACGGGAACGCAGCCAACCAACAAGGAGGCACCATGCGAAAAATCATACCCATCATTGCGATAGTTACATCACTAGCAATACCAACAACAACCCACGCCAAAAGCTACGGAGATGAACTTGTCATGTCCTGGCAATTTTACAAGAGGGTTGCCCGTTGCGAAACGAATTCACGTTGGCATACCAGCACCCGTAATTACACATCCGGCTACGGAATTGCGATTGGCACGTGGCGGCGGTACAGCAACAGCTCCAATGCAGACCGCTACACCCCGTTAGAACAGGCACGGGTCGTAGACCGCATTGCTTTCCTTGGTTTCACCAACGACACTGGCGAGTACGTTTGGCCCGTAGGTCCGTACGGATGGGCTGTAATCAAGTCCCAAAACTGCATGAACCTACAACAATTCATCTGTCGCTCGACCCATCCGAAAGTACAAAGATGGAAAAGGTACTGCTAATGAGGATACTATTAACCCTGTTAGCTATTCCTATTTGGGCTGTACTTGTTAGCCGCATATTGGAATACGTCTATGAAAGAAAAGATAATGACTGAACCGCTACGTGTTTTATCCCTTGGGGCTGGAGTACAATCCACAACCCTCCTACTAATGATGCTCCACGATGAGATACCACGTGCCGACCATGTGATATTTGCTGACACAGGATGGGAACCACAAAAGGTTTACGAACATCTCGAAAACCTTAAAGTCCTAATGGAAAAAGCCAACATGCCTTTCCATATGGTCAGCAAAGGAAACATCCGTCAAGATTTCCTTACCGATGGCAAACGTTACGCATCAATGCCGCTGCACATGATTGGTGAAGATGGCAAAAAAGGCATGGTACGCAGACAATGCACCGCTGAATACAAACTCGGTCCACTGATGAAGAAACAACGTGAACTAGCCGGTCTTAAATCAGGCCAACGCAGCAAAGAACACCTCATCACCACCGTTATCGGTATCTCATGGGATGAAGTACAACGAGTCAAAGACCCACAGTTCTCCTGGATACAACACGACTACCCACTGGTTGATGGGCGTATCACCCGTCAAGACTGCCTTGACTGGTGCGCAGACAAAGGTTACGCCCTGCCCCCACGGTCAGCCTGTATTGGTTGCCCATTCAAGAACGCTGACGAATGGCGGGCATTAAAAGCAATGCCTGAAGAATGGGCCGATGCGGTTGAATTCGATGAAGCTCTAAGGACACTGCCGCATTTGGTTGAAAGATACAGGGGAACACCTTTCCTACATTCAACACGTGTTGAGTTAAGAAATGCAGACCTTAGAACTAACGACGAAAAAGGAATCATTTCGTTGTTTGACCAAGAATGTGAAGGCATGTGCGGCCTGTAACCCTATTGACACCGCTTGAAAATGTCTATACTATGAACCCAATGAAGGGCATCTCACTGAAACAACACTGGCACTGCCCAAAGTGCAAAGTATCTGTGACCACCTACATAACCCTCTCAACCCCGCCACAACACCGTTGTCTAAAGGCTGCGAACCAACCCAAACCACTACAACCCTCGGAAGGGGAACCCAATGGCCAGTAACACAATCACAATCCACGGAAAACTCGGCAAAGAACCAGACCTACGCTACACAGGAAGCCAAATGGCTGTAGTCGAATTCTCCGTAGCCACAACATCCGGCAAAGACGACAAGAAAAAAACCACCTGGTTTGAAGTTAAAGTTTTTGGTCAGCTCGCAGAGAACGTAGCGAACAGCCTCACTAAAGGCGACAACGTAGTCATCATTGGCCGCATGGAAACAGATGAGTACACCAAGAAAGATGGTACGCAAGGCAAGTTTACTTCGCTCATCGCAGATGAAGTGGGTGCATCATGCCGCTGGAACGCATGGGTTAAAGACCAAACAGGTCAGACAATGGCACGTGTCGGCACAGTAGGCAAGGCAATGCCATCATCCCCATCAACATTCACTGACGAAGAACCGTTCTAATGCGGGTCCTGAGTTTATTCTCAGGCGTAGGTGGATTCGATATGGGGCTAGAAGCCGCAGGAATGACAACAGTATTCCAATGCGAGCTAGACAAAAACTGTCGTCAAACCCTAGACCACCACTGGCCTGACGTACCCAAATGGGATGATGTCTCCACACTCACAGGTCAATACATACTTGACCACTGTGACGGTGTAGATGTAGTCGCATGGGGCAGCCCATGCCAAGACCTGTCAGTCGCAGGCAAACGAGCAGGTCTAACCGGAGAACGGTCAGGTTTGTTTCACCAAGGAATCCGAATCATCAAAGAATTAAGAGAGTTATCTAATGGAAAATATCCAACCTGGTCTATTTGGGAGAACGTCGCAGGAGCCTTATCTTCCAATAATGGTG